CCCAGTCGTTGACGGGGTTTACTCTAGGCGCTAGGTATTCAATAGATAACTTTTTCAGCGGTGCTATCGCTGAACTCATCATCGTTGACGGCACCCTGACTGCTGGTCAGATCAGCGCCACCGAAACCTATCTCGCAGACAAGTGGGGGATCTCGATCTGATGTCTGAAACAATCGCACAGTCGCAGAACGAAAATTACAGCAAATCGGTGGGCACGTCCGCTGTTGTGCTGGTCAAGGGCGGAGGCAACGACCAGTCGGGGTCGGGTATTGCCACGGTCGGCGGCACGATCAATGTGCCTCGGAGTGTGGTGGTTCATAATGCTCATGCTTCTCAGGTCCTGTATGTGGGGTGGGGGTCGGATGTTACTTCGTCGTCGGGGTTTCCGATTGCTGCTGGCGGGTACATGGAGTTTGAGTTGTTGTTTACGGATGAGTTGTGGGCTGTCGGGTCGGGTGCGGATACGGATGCCCGGGTGTATGTGTTGCACGGCAAAGGTATCACGTTCTCTCCGCTGGAGTTGTCCCCGGCGTTGTGGCTGGATGCGTCGGATGCGTCTACGATTTCCGACACTGGCGGTGCGGTGGACACTTGGGCCGACAAGTCCGGCAACGGCAACGACGTAACGCAGTCTACGGAAGCTGACAAGCCGACAACGGGCACCCGCACGCTGAACGGCCTGAACGTCCTCGACTTTGATGACAATGTTTTGGTAAACGCCACGTTTACGACGACATCACCCTACACGCTCATTGCAGTTGCCGAGTTGGATAACCAAACAAGCTCCGACTACCTCCTAAGCAGCAATCTTCTTGATGTCGTCTTGGGGTTTCAGAACGTAGGCAACGCAGTTTTCATCTACAACGATAGTCAACAGGTTGCGGGCGCGAACATATCGACCGGTTCTCATTTGATTGTCGCCACATTTGACGGTAGTAGCAGCAGCGTTCGTCTCAACGGGGCAAGCTACATCACTGGCACGGTTGGTACTCTGGGGATGAGTGATTTGTATGTCGGTCGCCGTAGTGATGGCGCTGGCATCTTTTACGGAGGGTTTGCCGAAGCTATCATCGTGGACGGCACTCTGACTGCTGATGAGATCACGCTGGTCGAGGACTACCTGACCGAGAAGTGGATCACCCCGGTGCCGGAGGCGTTGGGTGCGACGTTGTGGTTGGATGCGTCTGATACGTCTACGATTGTTGAGTCGTCGGGGTCGGTGTCGCAGTGGAACAACAAAGGCTCACTCGGCAACTTCACGCAAGCCATTTCGGCACTCCAGCCGACTACTGGTGCGTCAACGCTGAACGGGTTGAACGTGCTCGACTTCGCTTCCGATTATTTGGTTTCGGCAGATGCGGCGTCGGCATACAACGATCTGCACAACGGCGAGGAATACATCGTAGCGGCGGTTGTCAAGTTCGGCACTGTCGCCAATCCAAATGATTTTTACGGTCTGTTCGGCAACAATGCCCGAAGCACCGTCAACATCGGAGCAACACTCTATTTTGATGATCGTTTATCACTATCAAGAAACGAATGGTTGGTAAACCTCATCAGTAAAGGTTCTGGTGGACAGCCGGTAGCAGCCAACACTTCATCTGACAATTTCGTGACGCCAAACGAGTTTGCTGTGATCAGTCTGTTGGCCGATCCTGACAATGGAACCGCCGCTGATCGTTCAGGGTTCGCTGTGAACGACGGCTCATTGGTCAAAAATAACACCGACACATTCGCTGTTTCAGCGAGCGATGCGACATACACAATGCAGGTCGGGGCAGTTGGCAATTCCGTTGGAGAACTGACTGGTTCTGTTGCGGAACTTGTGGTTGTTACTGGTGCGAATGCTACGGAATCGAACCGCCAGCAACTGGTGACGTATCTGACTGAGAAGTGGGATGTTCAGCCGGTGCCGTTGCAGGTGGGTGCGACGGCGTGGTTTGATGCTTCTGATCCGTACACGATCATTGAAACGTCTGGTGCGGTTTCGCAGTGGAACGACAAGTCGGGCAACGGCAACGATCTGGTACAAGCTACGGGCACCTACCAGCCGACGACCGGTACTCGCACTATGAACGGTCTGAACGTGCTGGACTTTTCTTCCGACGCATTATCTCTGGCTGGGTTCACAACAACATCGCCCTACACAGTTATTGCAGTGTTTGCGCCGGACACGAATACGGGCACGCAATACATTTGGGCAGCAGACGGTACCACGGCGGTCGGGTACATGGGCGGTGACGTTTTCTACTTGTTGAACGACGGACTTGTGATAAATGGCAGCTCGGTCGGCACGTTCGGCGACGAACTTGTGTTATGGGAGAACGACGGAGCAGGTAGTCAAATCAGGCGAAACGGATCGGTCTACGCTTCGGGCACTGTTGGAACGGTCGGGATGGGAGAAATCAACATCGGAAATCGCGACGACTTCCTCAGGGCATACGATGGCGTCATAGCCGAGGTAATCGTTGTGGACGGCACTCTGACTGCTGATGAGATCAGCAGGGTCGAAAACTACCTCGCAAACAAATGGGGCATCACCCTCTAACGATCGGAGAAACAAATGACGATGCACTGGTACACATGGCAAACCAAGAACCCCGGCTTCGACACATGGCACACCGCTGTCAAAACCGGACTCGGAATGCCGTGGATCGGAGAGAACCAAGCAACCGGCGAACCAGAACCCGACGCCCAACAGACCACCGACTACACGGCGGTTGTCGAGGTGGCTGCGGATGATTGGCGTGCCCCGGTGTCGGACCTGATCGCAGGGACGTACCCTGACGGTTTGGGGACGCCGTGTGACCCGCCGCCCGAACCTGAACTGCCGTAGCCGTGAAACGCCGTAAGAAACACGAATGCGTAGTTGAAGACGGCTTAGAGTGTGTCGCCGGGTCGTTGTATGACAGCGTGCGGCGTAAAGCCCGCCCGGTTTGCCGATGTAAATGTCACGGAAGTGGTGTGTGATGCCTGAGAAGAAACCAGTCAAGAAAACAGTGAAGAAGGCTGCGAAGAAAACGGCGAAGAAGCCGGCGGTAGCCGAAACGCGTGATTGGAAACGTGTCGCTCAAGGGTTGGCTATCGAACTCGGCTGGTCCAAGAAGGATCTCGAGAAAGAGTTTGGTGATGCCAGCTAAGAAAGGTTTGTACGCGAACATTCACGCGAAACGTAAGCGGATCAAAGCTGGTTCGGGTGAACGGATGCGGAAGCCAGGGTGTGAAGGGTGCGGGGAAGAACCCGAAGACTGCTTCTGAGAAGGCGCGTCGCAAGTCGTTCAAAGCCCGTCACGGCAAGAACATTGCGAAAGGCAAAATGTCTGCCGCGTACTGGGCGAACAAGGAGAAATGGTGAGATACGACGAGTGGCTTGAGATCGGGCGACAGGCCGGGTACTGCTCGCGAATGATTTGTTTTGCGCACGACGTTGCGATGTCGGATGAAGAAATTCAGATGTTTGAAGATGGCGATGACCCGTGTGTGTGGGCGGTAAGGGTGGATCCTGATGGCACCTCCAAAGAAACCTCGTAGTCAGCTTGGTCGAACTGCCCGTTATTATCGGGACAATCCGAAAGCTGCGAAGAAGAAGCAGGCGTATGACCGGAAGTTCAACGCTCGTCGTTCTGAAGTGGTGAAACGTAACGAGTTGAAGAAGGCTCGTCGTGCTGCGGAGAAGCGTGGCGTTGATTTGCGTGGCAAGGACATGTCGCATACGAGGTCGGGTCGTATTGTGCCGGAGGACTCGAGCCGGAACCGTGCCCGTCAGGGTGCTAACGGCAAGTCAACGAAGAAGTAACGATGCCGTCTGGGAAGCACACCAGTACGGAGCAGTGGGTTCAGTATTTGTTGCTTCGCCGCGGCGGCGAGTCGATGCGTCAGTCTGCGATCAAAGCAGGCGTGAACTATCACTCGGCGCGTGATAACGAATCGGGTCGCACCTCGACGCGTTCGTGGATGCAAGCTAAAGAACAAGTTGACCGTATCGGGGTGTCTAAGATCCCGACGTATGACCAACTGGAACCTGAAGCCCAAGAAGCATTTGACAACATCGAAGCATTTGCGCTCCGTTACTTCGGCATCATCCTTCAACCCTGGCAGATCGAAGCCACCGAAAAAGTAAACGAACTGTTGAACACGATGACGGAGGAGTACATCGTTATCAACGCTCCTCCCGGTTCCGGCAAGTCCACGTTCTTTGCGAAGGTGTTGCCGGCGTGGGCGACTGTCCGTAACCGTGCCCTGAGGGGCATGATTGGTTCTTCGACGCAGCGGCTGGCTGAGTGGTATACGCGTCGTTTGCGAGCCGAGTTTGAGCGGGAGCATGTTGCCCGTGCCGAGTTGAACGATCAGAAGGTCGGGATTGCTGTTGACGCGGTGCGGACGATGCAGCAGGACTTTGGTGCGTTCAAACCGGATGCGAAAGAGATTTGGCGGGCCGAGGCGTTCACGATTCTGCAACCAGACGATCAGCCGTTGTCGCAGAAAGAACCGACATGGTCAGCGTTCGGGATGGATTCCGGTTTCTTGGGTGGCCGGTTTGATTTGGTTATTTGGGACGACGTGTGGGATCCACGCAAAATGCGTAACTCCGAATCGCGTTCCGACATGTACCGCTGGTGGGACGAGGTCGCTGAGACCCGTCTCGAACCCGGCGGTTTGTTAGTGTTGAATGGGCAAAGGATGTCTTCCGATGACATCTACCGGTATGCGCTCGACAAGAAAGCGCCTCTTGATGAGGACGAGCAAGAATCGGTGGGGGAGGGCATGGTGTCTGGGGAGAACCCAGAACAGGCTTCCTCCTTGCCTTGTGAAACACCCTCCCCCACTGAGGAATCGAAATATCATCACCTGAAGTATCAGGTGCATTACGACGATTTGTGTAATGGCCAGCACCGGTTGGATGATGCCCCGTGGCCTGACGGCTGCTTGTTGTATCCTCGACGCCTGCCGTGGAAGAAGATCCGGCATATTAAGGCGCAGACGCCTGACCGGTACGAGATTCTGTATCAGCAGGAAGACGCCGATCCGGCGTCGGTGCTTGTTGATCCGGTGTGGATTTCTGGCGGGGTGGGTCGTGACGGTGTGCAGCATGTCGGGTGTTGGGATAACGACCGTGACTTGTGGGAGTTGCCGCCGTATTTGCCGTCTGATCCGCTGATTTTGGCGTCAGCGGACCCGTCGCCTACGAACTTTTGGGCGTTGCAATGCTGGGCGTATGTTGAAGAATCCGATTACCGGTATCTGCTCGAGTCGTATCGTCGCAAGATGGATGCGCCGTCATTCTTGGACTGGAACCATGATCGGCAGGAGTTTACGGGGATCGCTGAGGAGTGGTGGCAGATCAGTAACGACATGGGGCATCCGATTCAGTATTGGATTGTTGAAGCTAACGCTGCACAGAAATTCATTCTTCAGTATGACCATTTCCGGCGTTGGGCGTCTTCTCGTGGCGTAGAACTTGTGCCGCACTATACGCATTCAAAGAATAAGGGCGACCCGAAGTATGGGGTGCAGATGTTGGCTCCGTTGTATAAGTCGGGGCGTGTACGGTTGCCTGGTCGTCAGCAAACATCTGCTCGTCCGCATTCGTTTCTTCTTATTGATGAAGTAACGAAATGGAATCCTGAGGGGACTGGTTCCCGCACGGATGATTGTGTTATGGCACAATGGTTTGTGGAGCATAATCTTGAAAAGATTCATACTCCGTCTGTCGAGATGGCACGCCAGTGGCGTCCGTCGTGGTTGTCTGGGGAAGCGTACGCGTGAAGTCTGCTGAAGAGATCGTTGACCTGTATTACGGCAGGTCTCAGAACCATGCTGGTGTGAAGTCGCGGATGCGGCATATTCGTGACCATTACAACGGTGACGTTGTGGTGCCGTTGCCGGAGATCGACACGACCGAGTCGGCTGCGGTAGCGAATCTGTTGGCGCAGGGGTTGGATCAGACTGCGATGCGTGTGTCGTCGGTGCTGCCTGACATTGTGTGCCCGCCAGCAGATGACACGTCGAAGCAGTCGCGTAAGCACGCTCAGATTCGTCGTAAGGCGATGTTTGGGTGGTGGCAGAACTCGACTATTGATTTGCAGTTGGCGAAACGTTCCCGTCATTTGATCGGGTATTCGCAGGCTGTGACGCAGTTGCGGTTCGATCCGAAGAAGGGCGTGCCGACGTGGCATTGCCGTGACCCGCTGACAGCGTTTCCGTCGAACCTGCGTGGCGTTGAGGACATGACGCCTGCTGACTGCGTGTTCGGCTACGAACGCTCCTACGGGTGGGTCCAGCGGTTTTATCCTGAGGCGGCGTTGCGGTTCGCTGGCGGCACGAAAGACGCGCCGTACGAAACGGATCAGCCGATCGAAATGATCGAATATGTCGATCATGAGGAAACGGTGCTGATCGCTGTTCGTAACCCGCAGACGCACGGGTTTCAGCAGAACGACGGCGGCCCGGTTATTGCCGAGTTGGAGCGTGTCCCGAACCTGATCGGACGCTGCCCTGTCGTCGTGTCGAACCGGATCTCGCTGGACGAGTCCCGAGGCCAGTTCGACGGGATTCTTGGCATGTATCAGCAGCAGGCGAAGCTGATGGCGTTGGAAGTGTTGGCTGTGCAGAAGGGCGTGTTCCCTGATACTTGGCTTGTTGGTAACGCCGGCGAGCAGCCGAAGATTGTGAACACGGCGAACGGGTTGACGGGTGAGATTGGTGTGGTGCGTGGCGGTTCGTTGCGTGACATGCAGATGGCGCCTGGGTTTATGACGAACCCGGCGATTGACAGGTTGGAGCGTGCGCAGCGTTTGACTGCGGGTATCCCTGCGGAGTTTGGCGGTGAATCCACTAGCAATATACGAACGGGTCGCCGCGGTGACGCTGTGCTTTCTGCTGTGGTTGATTTCACGGTTCAGGAAACGCAGAAGACGCTCGCTCGGGCGCTCGAGGAAGAGAACCGGATCGCGATCGCTCAGTGCAAGGCGTATGCAGGCAACAAGCCTCGTTCGTTTTATGTGTCGATGGGAAAGGTGAAGGGCAAAGTTGACTACACCCCGAACAAGCATTTCACGACTGATGACAATGTTGTTTCCTATTCACAAGCTGGTGCTGACATCAACAATCTCGTTATCGCGGGCGGTCAGCGGGTCGCAATGGGAACAATGTCCAAAGAAGCGTTCATGCGAATCGACCCTCTCGTAGAGGATGTCGAGAAGGAACGTGACGCTGTCGTTGCGGAACAGTTGGAGCAGTCGCTGCTGGCAGGGTTGCAGCAGCAGGCGGCGCAGGGGGCGTTGCCGCCGTCTGATCTGGCTCGGATTATGCAGTTGGTGAGAAACGATCAGCATGATTTGGCTGAGGCTGTGGAGAAGGTGCAGCGTGAGGCGCAGGAACGCCAAGCGGAGCAGGTTGAGCCTGGTGCTCCTGAGGCGCAGCCGGGGATTGCTATGCCGGGTGCGGGTGCTGAGGCGGGCGGTGGCGCTCCGGCTGCGGCCCCGCCGGGTTTGGCTGAGTTGTTAGGAGCGTTGTAATGCCACGTCGAGGTCAAGGTCAGCAGGCCACTCGGGTTGCTTCTGGTCAGCAGTATGGTCAGGCGCAAGCGCAGGAAGAGGCGCAGGCGGCGGTTCCGTTGCCTCAGATGCAGCCGCCGCGTCGGTTGATGAAACCGGGGCAAGCTGCGTTTGCGCGCCGGTCGGAACGCCCGAACGAGTCGATTATGACGTCGGGGTCGCCGGTTTCTGCTGCTCCGAGGAAAGATCCGGTGCAGGAGTTTCGTGTGGCGAACGCTGCGGCATTGTATGAAGCGATTTCTTCAACGCCGTATGCGTCGCCGTTTGCTCGTAACGCTGCTCGTCGTTTGCGGTCGCAGTCGCCGGATATCAGCCAGTTTGCTGATAAAGGGATGATGCCTGATGTTGGGGATCTGTAGATGGGGTTTCTGGACAAGGTTTTCAACGGCGCGATTGATGCTGTCACTGGTCCTGGCGAATTTGTTGTTGATTTGGTTGGTGCTGCCCGTACGGCGGTGACCGGCGATTTTGGTGGCGCTGCGGAGCAGGTCATCAATTCGGCGCAAGAAGATTTGTTGACGCAAACAATCGGCGGGTTGTTTGGTCCTGAGGGTATCGGTGGCGCTGTGATCGGTGCGTTGCCGGAAGAAGTTCGTGCCCCTGCCCGCACGGTTATTGACCCGGTGTTGGGTGCGTGGGACTGGACGATTCAGGAAGTCGTTGACCGCCCGTTGGGCACAATCTTTACCGTGGTCAACGCGACGCATCAAACCGGTATCCAGTCGTTGTTTGATGCTCAGACGTATGCGAAAGCGTGGAACATCAACGACAAACGCACGTTTGGTCAGTCGTTCGCTGCGAACCTGTTTTTTATTGATCCGTTTGACGAAGACGAATACAACTCGATTCAAGACGACCCGATTTTCAACCTGATTTCAGGCACCGCCGACTTTGTGCAGGAGTTCATTGACCCTGTGACGATCGTTGGCGGGACTGCGTTGAAAGCTGCTCGTGGCGCTGCCGTGTTTGGCAAAGCGACCCGTCCGACGCGTGGAGCGTTGATCGGCGCTCCTCGAGATATTACGAGGGTGTACGGGGGTGGCACGGGGCTTCGTCCGGTCAGGTTCAAAACGTCAGATCAGCTTTCAAAGCGTACGGAGATCATTCAGTCGCACACGTCGCAGCGGGCGCAAGCGTTTGTTGAAAGCAAAGATTTCAAACGTCTTGATGCGTCGATGGCGAAATATGCGACGGCAGCGGAACGGGCCGAAGCGTTTCGTCAAGAAACCGGGCGTGCCGGTTTGAACATGACGAATGAGGCTGTCGAGTTGTTGGCGAATGCTCAAACGTTTGAGGCACGGAAGGTCACGATGCGGGCGCTTGCCGGCGACATGGCTGTGATGCAAGAGGTCAGTGATCTGGCGTCAGAGTTGTTGGACATTACGAAAGGCGACGATTGGAATTCGATTGTTCAAGATTTGAGGGATCCGAAGACAGCGAATTCTCAGGCAACGAATCAGTTTGTTGAACTGTCAGAAAAAGTGGACTGGGCTGTGATGCATCAGTTCAGGGACGCGTTGTTTGGTTCGCAACAGTTCAACGTTGAGTTTATCAATGGCCGTTATTACACAAACGAAGCCAAATATTTGACGGGTCTTGCTACTGAAGATGACGCGTTGTTGCGTGCAGCTTTGGAAAGCATTATTGCAACGTCTGATGACGTGAACTTGGGGTTGAACGCTGGGCAGGTTCGTCAGTTGCCGTTTGGTAATCGTCTTAGCGGTTTGTTGCGGCAGCACCAGGACGTTCTTGATCAGAATTTGACGGACGAGGTTGTGTTGTCAGAGTTTTATAATCCGCACACGGTGGGGGGCAGTCGTGGCGGTTTCTTTGGCAAAGCTACGCGCGTGATTTCGGAGCGCACTCCGCAGACGCACATTTTCTTTGATGATCCGAGTGCTGTTGACCAGTTTGAGCGGGTGTTGACGCAAGCGAACAGGGTTGTTGTCAACGACGAAACGCTTCTTGCTGCGGATCAGGCTGCGAAGCTGGTGTCGTCGTTTCGGCGCATGTCGTTGCAAGGCGAAAAAGAACTGATGCGCCAGTTGTATGTGAACACTGTGGAGCAGTTGAATACGCGTCTTGACGGGTTGTTGGATGCTGCTGATCTTGGGGTGGACGTAGATCCGTTCCGGCGCACGTTGTCAGATGAATATGGGGAAGCGTCGCGTAGGTGGCAGGAGGAAGCGTCACGGGCGGTTGGGGTAACAGACCAGGCAGGGCAGGTTACGACTACTCGAAAGTTGCCTGATGGCAGGATAATTGTTGTGAATCATCGCATCTCGCCTTCGCAGGTGCAGAACTCTGCGGTGCAGCCTCGTTATGACGTTGTGCAGCGCCACATCGAGTTGACGCAGGCGCGTCAAAGCGTAGGGCCGCGTCGGGTTGCTGTGAAGGTTGGTGACGTTTCTCGAGGCGTTGTTGGGCGTGGCCGTCACGTTTTGGAGAAGCCGCAGCAGGCGTGGCGTTCAGGCATGTTGTTGACTCCGAAGTGGCCGATGCGTGTCGGGTTGGATGAGCAGTTGCGTGCGGCAGCGGTTCTCGGAGGGATAACTTCGCTTGGCAATTTGATTACGAGGTTTCCTGACCTTCGGCGTGCGTTTGCGTTGCACAAACTTGATGGGATTGATGAAGCAACCGATATTGATGCGATCACGAGGATTCTGAAAGAGAAGGTCGGCGAAGACGTTGGCGATGAAGGCATCGAAACGTTGTACGACTTGTACAAGGCGGCTGGTGAAGACGGGTTGGACGAAGCTGTGAAGCAGTTGACCCGTGAGAAAGTTTTGAACGCACGCCAGTTGAAGAAACGTCAGAGCAATGCTCGTCGCCTGGGTCGTAACGCAGCTTTGAAAGGAATCGCTTTCGGTGCGTTGATGGGAAACCCTATCGCCGGCGCGGGTTACGGGTTTGTTGCGGCTATGAGTAAACGACGCAACATCAATCGGGCGCTCGAGCGGAAAGCTGCGTTGAATTATGCAGGGAGGTTGCGTCACGAAGCCCAGCAGTTGTTGAAAGACGCTGTTGGCCCAGAGGAAGCTGCTGAGGCGCGCAGGATGTTGGATGACGCCACTCATATTCAGAAGTTGATTGATTCTGAGGATGCGGCGGTTGCTGGCAAGGCTACGGAAGCGAAGAATACGTTTGATGCTGCTGAGGAGTTGATGCAGAAGGCTGGTGTTGGCGGGTTGTCGATTGGGGGGTTGTCGTTCCGTAACGCGTTTGGTGACGATCCTCGGTTCCAAGAACAGATTCGGGCGAGTGTGTCTGCTTCTAGGTCGCAGTCGGCGGTGTATTCGGGTGCGTTGCGTGACGCCGAACGCCAGTTGCGGCAGTTCCAGAACGTGGATTTCAAAGCGTGGGATTCAGTCGTTTTCGACAAAGATGGTAATGCGATCAACGTTGTTCATCTTGATAGCGAGTGGTCGAACATGATGAACCTGTACACGTCCGCAGGTTACGGTCAAGAGTTCTACGACATTGTTTGGAGGTCTGGGGACTTAAATGAACGTATTGAAGCTCTTGCACAGTTGTTGGAGAAAGATCGCACGTTGTTCAACAATTTGGTGTCAGCGAGTTATAAGGATCTGGCTGAAGGCGAGTTGAGAGCGATTGCCAAGAACATTGTTGAAGAGTACGAGAATGTTCTTCCAAGCGATTATTTCGGCAAGTTGCGTGAGTCGGCTCGATCAGGTGAACGACCCAAATGGCAAACCGTTGTCAACCAATTGAATGACATGGAAGGGTGGGGGGACGACTTTGCTCTTCACCACAAGATCATGTGGATGCGAGAAAACGGGTATCCTGGGTTTGGGAAAGCGGTTGCTCCTGAACCGATCTCGCATCAGGGGGCATCCCGAACAGTTTGGGGAGAGAAAGTAGCTGTATGGGCTGAAGACCTGTTCAAGATGTTCGGTACGCTTCCGACCGACGAACTTGCCCGTAACCCGTTCTTCAGCACCCGGTACGAACGAGAACTGCGACGCCGGGTAGCGCTCATCACAGACCCTGACGGCAACGTCCGGTTGTCTCAGAAACAAATTGACCAGTTGGAGAAACAAGCTCGCGACTCGGCGCTGACAGAAGTACGCGAAGTGATGTACGACCTTGCTGAGAACACTCGTATCAGTGAGCTGGTCGGCAACTCGATGCCGTTCTTCAATGCGTGGCAAGAAGTGCTTGGCCGCTGGGGCGGGTTTGCTTTGGAGAACCCGACGTTCGTTGGCAACATGGCGCGTCTGTACCGTAAGGAATGGGACGCTCAGGCTCTTGGTATCAGCGAAGTCACGATTGAGAACGATGACGGCACTGAAGGCCCGACGTATCTGATGTTCCGTCCGTTCGGTCCTGCTTACGACTCGGACGGCAACGAAACAACGATTTTCGATGCGATGTCTCCGACGATGCGGAACTTGCTGATCCCGAAGATGTTGCAAGATCAGGACGCTACTGTCCGGTTCTCGAAGGAAGGGTTGAACACGATCACGTCAGCGCCGCTGCCAGGGTTCGGGCCGCTTATTACGGTGCCGGTGCGTGAAGCGATCCTTGAGAAGCCGGGGTTGGAAGAAACGTTCGGGTTCATGTTCCCGTTCGGGCATCCCGAAGGCGGTTTCTTTGAACGTGCCGTCAAAGGCAATCTGCCGACATGGGCGAAGTCGCTTGACGACTATTTCCGTGATTCGCAAACGACCGAACGGCTCGTGCAACGATTCTTCCAAGACATCGTTACGCAACGCGCCGAAGCCGGCGACCCGATCGACTGGGCAGACGACCTCGAGTTGAACGCTGCGATTGAGCTAGCGAACGACCGGGCCAAACAGTTCTCGATGTTCCGTATCGCTGCTGGTTTCTTCTCGCCTACGTCAACGACGCTTCTGTCACCGTACGAGCCGTTGGTGCAAGAGGCCCGCCGGTTGCAACGTGAACACGGCACTCTTGAAGGCAACTCGATGTTCCTTGAGTTGTATGGCGAAGATTTCTTTGCGTTGACTGCCCGTATGACGCAGTTGAACGATGGGGTTGCTGCGTCGATTGAGTCTGAAGAGTTGTATATGAAGCATCAGGATTTGGTGCAGGCGCATCCTGATATTGGTGCGTGGGTGACAGCCAGTCTTGGGTCTTCGGATGAGAAGTTCGTGTTTTCGCAGGCTGTGTATCGGCGTCAGATGAACATGGCGTTGGCTCCTGGGTCGGATGAGACTCGCCGGTCGCGGAAGACGCCGTTGGAGTCGATGCTTGATACGCAGGCCGAGTTGGGGTGGAGAGAGTACACGGATCTGGCTGATTACAAGCGCAGTAAGCAGGAGGAGGCGGTTGCTGCGGGCCTGTCGGGTTCGTTGAACGCTACGCATATGCGTCCGTTGAAGTTGTATGTGAACCAAGAGATTGATGCGTTGCGTAAGAAGTATCCGGCGTGGGCTGAGCAGTTTGATGATTTTGGTTCTTCTACGGCCCGTATGAAAGATGTTGTGGACGGGTTTGTTGCCGGGTTGCAGGACGAACAGTTGTTGCAGCGTCCTTCGACTCGGCATGTGATCGAGTATTTCGATTTGCGGATGTATGTGCAGACTCGTTTGCAGGAACGGAAGGCTGAGGGCGGTTCGGACAATATCGGTAACAAGTCGAATGAGGATCTATTGTTGTATTGGGAGCAGGCGAAAGCGGAGTTGAGTTTGATCCCCGAGTTTTCTGCGATTTATGACCGTTACTTTGAACGTGACAGTTTGGATCGTAAGACGTTTGTTGATGATGATGCTTTTGAAGGGTTGTTCTGATGACTACGAGAGCCGAACGTGACGCCCAAGTAAATCTCATAGCCGCTGCTGACCAAGAAGCACAAGCTTCTGGCGACGCGTTTATCGGGTTCGGACCGGAAAGCATGCAGCCTGGGCGGCTCCAGTACCGTGAGTATGCGGAACCGGTGCAGGCAGCGCCAGGGATGGCTCCGACGCCTGTGATGTTCAGCGACATCAGAAACATCCTGACCGGGTTGTCGCGTGAAGAACAAGGACTGTTAGCGATCGACATGTTCACAGTCGGCGTGTACGAGAACCTCGACTACATGTTTTCTGAAGAGGGCGAACTTGACCAGCAGTATTTCGTGGACAAGGTGCAGGACACGATCGAGCTTGCTAGGCAGTCAACGGATTTTGGGGTGGACACTGACTTTTTGAGTGTGTTGCTTCGCACTTATAACAGCACTCCTGAGAATGTGAGCGCTGCGTTGGCTCAGGCGAAGGCGGCGGCTACTGCCGGCGGTGGTGGTCGGGTTGTGAATTACATTGATCCGTATGCGTTGGCTGATGCGGCGAAGAAGGCTTCGGCGTCGGTGACGGGCCGTATGGCGTCGCCTGCGGAGCAGCAGTCGTTTGTGAAGATGATTCACGGGTTGCAGGCGTCTGGGGTGTCTTCGATTAGTGTGCCTGCTCGTGCGGAGGCGTTTGCTCGGCAGCAGGCTCCGAATGAGGCGGCGGCGATGGATTACGCTAATGCTGCTGGGTTGTTGATGCAGGTGTTGGGGATTGGTGGGCAGTGATGAGCGAAGGTCAGCGGCTATTTGAGTTGTTGTCTGATGACAACAAGCGGCGCGCCTTGCAAGGAACGCTGCCAAGCGGTTTATTCACACCGGAACAGATGCAGCAGCTTGATGATTGGATTCAGAGCAGCGGCACGACGGTTGAGTCGTATTTTACTGAAGTCGAAACGATGTCCAATCGTGAGCGCGAAGTTCGCGAAACATTGGCTCGAATTGGCCTTCAGTATGACGAGAATGCTTCGGTAGAACAGAACGCTCAGCGGGCTGCTGATGCAGTTGTTGAGTCCGTTGTGACAGGACAGCCGTTGCCTTCGGGGGATGCAGTTTCGCCTGCGCCTACACCTGAGCCTCGTGATTTGGGTCAGCCTACGGCGTATGCGTCGCCTGAGGTTTGGAAAGAGTATCAACCTGCGACGGTTACGCCGGAAGATTCAACGTCTATCACACCAAGCAGGTTGGGTGAACTTATAGCTAAGGGGTTCGCACAGTTAGGGCTTAATCCTGATGGTACGCCCATTGATACGAGCGGCACTGCCGGTGGCGACGGCACCCTTGGCGGTGGCGGTGGCGGTGGCGGCACTACCGGTGGCGGCGGCGGTGTTGTCGCAACTGCTGCCGCAGACATGTCCGAAGTGCAACGCCTACTAATCGAACGATTCGGCGGCATCACATTCTTCCTCGACAAATACAACCAGCAACTCCAAGTCGGTGTCACCGCTGACGGCTCACCCGTCCCAACAGACGACCCCCGTGCAACAAGGGTCATGAACGTCGTTGACATGATGGTCGAGTACGGCATTGTTGACCCGAACCAGGTTCTCAAAGTAGTTCAGCAAACGACTTGGTATCAGACCACTGATAACGCTATGCGTCGCCATGACGCGTTGATGGCGAACATGACGGATCTGGAGAAGAAAGAGTATTTCGATCCGGTTCTGGAGCAGCTCAAAGACGAAGCGGTGTTCCTCGGTGTGAGTTTGACCGATGAGCTTGCGATGCAGATGGCGAACGACATTCTGTATCTGGGCGAAGCTGATGACATTGATTTCATCCGGCAAACGCTTGTTACTCAGGGCAGCTACGATTTGTCGGTTGTTCAGGGGTCGAGTTTCGCTGCGATTACTGATTCGTTGGTGTCGTTGTCGAAGAGTTATTACACGCCGATTGGGACTGCGGATGCTGCGAGTCTTGCTCAGGACATTTACTTTGGGAATAAGACTCCTGAAGGTGTTGAGCAGATGTTCAAGGAGCAGGCTGAGGCTGCGTTCCCGTTGCTGAAGAATGCTCTTGCTGCCGGGATCACTCCTGAGCAGTATTTTGCTCCGTACAAGTACGAGTTGGAACGGATCTTGGGGCGTCCGAACATTGATATTTATGAAGAGTTCCCTGAGATTGTGAGCCATATTGGGGAGAACGGCGAGATGCGTCCGATGACGTTGAACGAGGTTCGCCGGTTTGCTCGAGGGTTGCCTGAGTGGCAGGAGTCTTCGCAGGGTATTGATGCGGCGTATGCGTTGACGTTCGCTATTGGCGAAGTGTTTGGAGAGGTGGCGTAGCTATGGCTGAAGGTGAAGGGTTTGCGTACCTAGATCAGATTCCTACAACGATGGGGGATTTGGACCCGTATCGTCCGTTTGGCACATCCACGCCATCGGCAACGACCACTCAGCAGTTGAGTGAAGCAGAGCGGGCGGCGCTCGCTGCGTTGTCGCCAGCGGAGTTGGAAGCGCTCAGGCAGTTCAACGCAACTGCGACAGAAGAACAAAAAGCGGCACTTAGGACGATGGCTAGCGGGTCCGTTCCTGTAGGTACTGGCACAAGCGGGGCTGGGGCTACCGGTACAAGCGGGGCTACCGGTACAGGCAGCAGCGGCGTTGACGGCGGCATGAATGTTCTTGAAGGACTCGCAGAAGAACAAGCTGAACAAGAGGCCCTCAACGCGCTAGAGATCATCAAAGAAGAACTAGCCCTCTACGGCCTCGAAGGACTCGCAGATCAGGCGTACAACATGCTGCTTGATGGTCTTGGTCCGCAAGCTGTTCTGCTGCGGCTACGGCAAACCCCCGAGTTCGCTGCACGGTTCCCTGGTATGGAACTGCGGCGCGCTAACAACCTTCCACAGATCAGCCCTGGGGCTTACATTGACCTTGAACGTCAATACCGCATCATGATGATGACTGCCGGCATCCCCGAGGGTTTCTACGATTCGGTTGATGATTTCGCAGAGTTCATCGGTAACGACGTGTCTCAGAACGAGATGGGTGAACGGATCGCGTTGGCGGCTGAAGCTGTCCGGTCGATCGACCCGAACTTGAAAGCACAGTTGCAGGAGATGTACGGGGTTGGTGTCGAGAACGACGGCGAACTGATCGCCTACTACCTTGACCCGCAGCGTGGCACTAATGTTATCGAGCAGCGGTTGCAGCTTGAAGCGGCTGGTTTGTCGGCTGCGTCTTTCAGCACGTTGGGGGCAGGGTTTGAAACTGGGGTTGCTGAACGGCTTGTGGACATGAATGTGCAGCAACGTGAGATTGCTGAGCGGTTCCGTGGGCAACGTGCGATCACGCAGCAGCTTGTTGGTGAGGAAGAGTTTACGTCTTCGGAGTTTGCTGCCGCCGAGTTCGGGTTGGATTCTGAGGCTACTGCGGACCTTGCCCGGTTGCGGGCGTTGCGTGAGCAGCGTGGCGTTCGCCAGTCTGGTGCGTTGATGACTCGAGCGGGTGTCGTCGGTTTGAGTAACGGTGCTTGATAAGATTACACAAACACTCAAAAGGAGAAACCCTGTGAAGTTAAAAGCAACTATTGGTGCATTTTTGCTCACAATTATTGGAGCGAATTGGGCGCTCGAAACGTGGGGCGTAATTGACATTGGTCTTGGTCTTACCGCACCAGCCGGGGTGTTCTTTGCTGGTCTGACTTTTGGGCTGCGCGATGTGATCCACGAGTACGGAGGAGTTCGCGTCGTTGTCCCTGCGATTGCCGCAGGTGCTGGTCTTTCGTGGCTAGTGAGCGACGCCGTCTCGATCCCCGGAGGCGTAACGTCGATCGCCGTCGCATCAGGCGCAGCGTTCCTGCTTGCTGAGCTGTTTGATCTCGGCGTGTACGCGCCGCTGCGAGAGCGCAACTGGCCGATCGCTGTCGCTGCGTCGAACGTCGTCGGGTCGATCGCAGACTCGATCGTGTTCCTCTGGCTCGCGTTCGGGTCGCTCAACTACATCACCGGGCAGATCGTCGGCAAGGCGATCATGGTCGCTGTTGCTCTCCCGATCGTCGCGATGGCCCGCCAGCGATACGAGCAGCCGCTGACCGAGTTCACGGTAATGGTCCCAGGCGATAGTTGATCTACTTCGGAAATCCGTCAACTGAATCGATTCGTTGTGCAATGGCGACCCGTGATGACTTCGGAGCGATTATTACGCCCGCTCAAGGTAATCGTCTGCGGGTCACAGACGGCATTTTAACGATCATTGATAACGGGTGTTTTTCTCAACCTGATGCTTTCACATTGGCAAAGTATCGGAAACTTGTTGCCGATCATCCGAACGCATTGTTCGTCACGGTGCCGGATGTCGTCGGTGATTGGGCAGCGACTCTCCGCCGATGGGATGAGTTCCCGAAAGACGACTGGCCGGTTCCGTTAGCAATCGTCTTGCAAGACGGCGCAACTGTCGCCACAGTCCCGTGGGATGCGATCGGCGCAGTTTTCGTCGGCGGCACAACGGAATGGAAGCTCGGGCCAGAAGTGCGATCGATTGTTGCCGAAGCGAATCACCGTAGAGTATGGGCGCACATGGGAAGGGTCAATAGCCTCCGTCGTTTGCGATACGCAACTTGGATTGGTTGCGATTCGGTTGACGGTACGTTTTTGGTTTTCGGGCCAGATGCGAACCTTCGCCGGTTGACTAGCTGGTTGGATGAGGTTAATGCCCAGCGTTTGTTGTTTGAAGCAACAGGTTTGAGTAACGGTGCTTGACACTTGTTGTTAGGTTGACTTAACATGGCGAGTGGATCGGCCCTCATGCGGGGTGAGCTGTTCCACCCATCCTCCGTCTGCATTCCACCGTTGCAGACGCGTATCTGAAGGTGAGTGACATATGACAGATGAAATGCCTACCGAGGCTGAAGACTCTGTTAGCCAAGAATCGTCAGATGGATTTCGGTCAAATATCCGCAATCTTGAAGCTCGAGCTAAAGCGGGCGACGAGGCTGTTGCGAAACTGGCCGAACTTCAACGTGAGTTGTCGTTCCGTGACGCAGGTGTTGACCCTCAATCGAAACAGGGTCAGTACTTTATGCGGGGCTATGACGGCGAGATGACTGTGGACGCTATTCGTGCTGAAGCTGCTGAGCTTGGGTTGGCTGGGAACAATAATCCCCCAGTAGCGCAGGCACCGCCCGTTGATTACGGTGCGGAGCAGCGGATTGCGATGGCGGCTGACGATGCTGGGCCTGTGTCGCCACCTGAGTGGTCAAGTCTGGTTGCCCAGACGAACAATGCTGAAGAGCTTGCGGCTCTGATCGAAGCTCACGGCGGCACAATTAACGCAGCAGTTTGACATAGCCGAGGTGGGCCGGATGGGAAGGAATCCCAATGGCTTACACTCAGACCTCTTCGGTGTCTTCGGATACCACCGCATTTGAACAGTTTGCGTACTTCGCGTTGCGTTCGCAGCCCATGTTCGAGATGGTTGCGGATGTGAAGACGACCAACCAGTCGCACCCCGGCTCGTCGGTTCAGTTCAACATTTACAACGATCTTGCCCAGGCGACTTCGGCTCTGACCGAAACGTCGGATGTGACTGCTGTTGCGCTTAGCGATTCGACCGTGACGGTGACTCTTGCCGAGTACGGCAACGCTGTTATCACCACGGCGAAGCTGCGTGGCACCTCGTTCCTGAACGTGGACGCTGACGCTGCGAACATCATCGGTTACAACATGGCGAACAGCATCGACAACGTCGTTCACGACGTGCTTGTTGCTGGCAGCAACGTTGCTTACGGTGGCGATGCGACCTCGACGGCGACGCTTGACGCTACCGACAACCTTGACGCCGGCGACATTCGTGAGGCTGTCGCGAATCTGCGTAGCGATTCCGCTATGCCGATGATGGGCAACGTCTATGTCGGGTTTATTCACCCTGACGTGTCGTTCGACCTTCGTGAAGACACCGCTGTGACTGACATCATTCAGTACCAGATCCGTCAGGACGGCGGCGCTGTGCGTGCAGGCAGCATCGGTACCTTCGGTGGCGTGGATTTCATCGAGACTCCTCGTCTTGAGATCACCGCTGACGGCGGTAGCGGCACTGTGGACGCCTACAACACGGTGATCTGCGGTAAGCAGGCGCTTGCGAAGGCTCACTCCCGTGCAGCCGGTTTCGGTTCGGATCCGTCGGTCGTGTTCGGCCCGGTGACCGATACTCTGCGCCGGTTCCAGCCGGTCGGTTGGTATCACCTTGTCGGGTACAGCCGTTTCCGTGAGGCTTCGATCCGTCGGATTGAAACGTCTTCGAGCATCGGCGCTAACTGATAAGCGTTGATGGTGTAGTGTGAAGAGGGGTCGGGAGCCG